GTTTTGCGGAGTTAATTTTCTGCCTTCTCTTTTGGTTAGGTTTTTCGTAGTATTCACGTTTCCTTAGTTCATCTTTGATACCAGCGGTCTCGCATTTTTTACGAAATATTCTCAGAGCTTTTTCAAAAGACATATTTTTAGCTACGATTCTTGGCATGGATTCCCCTGTGCTCTCGTAAGACGACAGAGGTCATTTGCTAGGTTGTTTTGTTTGTCAACGGTTGCTTGCACGAATTTCTTTACCCATGCCATGTCAAATAAAAAATCACTGTTTGCAGTGTTAATACCAAGTTTTTGACACTCTATAATAAGTGCCTTCATAAGTGTTTCTGTTTGTTCATCAGCTTTTCTCTTTCTTGGAAAGTCTATTATATTATCCATCTTTTTTCCTATTAAATGTCCATCCTCGCCTACGAAGATAGAATACTTGCGCTCTTATTGAAGTCGCGCTTCTATTAAGTTGTTCTTCTATATCTTTTATATGAATGACATTGTAGTATTTTTTTAAGTACTCGCGTTCTTTGTCAGTCCATCTATTCATACTTATATTATACTAAAATTTGAAGCAAAAGTCAAGAACTAAATTTAAGTTCCCCTAAAAAATTTCTTGACATTTGGTTGTAAAGTTGATATAATATATCAAATGGAGAAAAATTAACTATGGAAAATATAGATTTCGCATACTTAATAATACTATCAGCCTGCGCTGTGTGTTCCTATACTTTAGGCAAGAAAGAAGGAATTGGAATAACACTCGATTATATGCGCGACCAAGGTAAGATAGATTTTGAAGATTAGAAAAATAATTCTTGACTTTTAAGTTCAATTTTGGTATAATATAGATAAGTGAGTGAAGGGTTTCGCTCACATTTTTTGTGCGTACCGCAAGGACGCAAATGAATTTACTGAAAAGGAATTTAGGAGGAAATTAAAATGAGTATAGATTTAAGTAAATTTTGGCTTGGACTAGATATGCCTACGCTTCCAACTTATACGGAAACAGCATATCCTAGATACAATATTATTGAAAGTGGTGGGGACTATCGTATAGAAGTTGCCGTGCCAGGTTGGAGTAAAAAGGAGTTAGAAATCATCTATGATGATAACGAACTCTTTCTAAAAGGGAAAAAAGAACACAAGCTCGTGGAAGGAGAACGATTCGTTCACCAAGGGCTAAGTCTAAAATCTTTTGAAAGAAGATTTATTCTAAACGCAGACTTACAAGTAGATAAAGTAAATCTACAAGACGGATTACTGACAATCACTCTGTCACGAACTCCAAATTCTAAGAGGAAAATCTTGGAGATAGAATAAAATGAAACAGCTACTAGCAGTAGCAGTCTTTTCATTATTCGTAAGTGACGCATTTGCAGATGATTGGAGAATGAGAAAGTTCGACTTAAATGGAGACCTTCTCATTAGCAAGGGAGAATTAATTCAGTCTGGTTGTGTTAAAGTTAGCGCGCTGTTTAGACACGCTGATAGAAACGCAGACGGATTTTTAAATCGCAGAGAAGCACAAAGAGCTTCTACCCTTATCTTCAAAAACAGATGCCCACGCAATCCACTACCTATAGTGGGAGTACGAGGATAATGACGAGAGTGCTAGAAATTGTTCGTGATAGTATATGTGAGAATGGCGAGTTTTGCCATGCAGTAAGTCAGATTTGTTTAATGTGTTTTGGCGTAAGTGTCATAACACTAAACATAATGCAACTTGCATAGATTATCAAGTTTTTCGGGGTGTTGTTTCTCACGAGTGAAAAACACCCCTTTACGGAGACAAATTATGAAAATATCATCAGAAGGCTTAGACCTTATTAAAAAATTCGAAGGCTTAGAGTTAACAGCATACAAGTGTGCGGCTGGCGTATGGACTATTGGTTATGGACATACAAAAGATGTGCAAGAAGGAGATGAGTGGTCAGAAACTCATGCAAATCATATGCTAGAAGTTGAACTAGAGGAGTTCGAAGGCTATATAAATGATAATGTCACAGTTGCTCTGTCACAACACCAGTTTGATGCCCTAGTATCATGGGTATACAATCTCGGTCCCGCTAACCTTAAAGCTTCAACTATGCTCAAAGTACTAAACTCAGGCGATTACGAAGGAGTACCTGCACAAATCCAAAGATGGAATAAAGCAGGTGGCAAAGTCTTAGAAGGACTTATTCGTAGAAGAAAAGCTGAGTCTCTACTATTTATGGGCAGAGATTGGAATGAAGTTTAAGATTCCCAACGAACTACTTATAAAAGCAGGAGAACACGCAGCACAGCGAGGAATAACGCTGGAAGAATACATAGAAGAATTTATAGGATTACTAAATGAACACAATAAAAACAACCCTGACAAACTTTTGGGCTTGGATAAAGAGTCTATTTCAGACTAGGTATAAGCTAACAGTTAGTTATAACTCAACTTACGGCGATGCCGATGACCAGACTTATATTGTAAAAAAGTTTTTTAGTAAAAAAGATAAGTTCTTGTCATTTAAAACAGACAATGATGAAGTAGTAGAAATAAGAGGCGCAGAAGGTCTTAACTACAAAATAGAGGAAGTGTAATGCAACAATTTTTTATAGGAATAATATTAGTACTAGGATTAGGTTGTTATTGGCTATATAATGAAAATGAAACTTTAAAAGCAAATAACGCACAACTAGAAATAGGTATTCAAACACAAGAACAAACAATAGAAAGTTTACAAAACGATATGGCTTTGCAAGGACAAAGTCTATTAGACTTACAAAAAAAGAATAATGAAATACAAGGAGAGATGAATAGATACCTTGATATTTTTAAAAGACATAATTTAACAAAGTTAGCAGCAGCAAAGCCTGGGCTAATTGAAACAAGAGTTAATAAAGCTACAAAGGAGGTTTTTGATGGCATTGAGCAAGACAGTCGCGATATCGACATGCTTGATGATGGCGTGCAGTTGCAGTCTGATTCCAAGTAAAGAAATTACAGTATCGGCGGCACCGATAGAGCGAAAAATAATACAACCAATTATGCCGCGTGAGATAGACCTCAAAGAACCATATTGGTATGTAGTCTCTGGGGAGAACTTAGAGGAGTTTTTAGCAAGAATAGAGAAAGACCAAGGTCAAGTAGTATTCTTTGCTATGAGTGTTCCTGATTATGAGTTAATGGCTTATAATACCCAAGAACTAAAAAGATACATTAGAGAATTAAAAGAAGTAGTAGTATATTACAGGAAGGTCACAGATGTTCAAGCTGATACAGAATCTATTAATTAAAAGAAAATTAGAAAAAACTTCACAATGGTTTGAAAAACATGAACCAGCTCAACAAAGATTTGAAGATATTGAGGACTGGTTAGAAGATTTAGAGGAAAGAATAATAAAACTTGAGGAAATGGCACACCCTAAGTGTGGAATTGAAGGTTTTGATGGGTATAAACCATTAGTAGAAAGAATAGATAAATTAGAAGTAGTAGTAGGAGTACTAAAAAAGAATGATAGTTGACTTCGAAAAGTTAAAAGAAATACTACAAAAAGGAATAGTTGAAATCAAATTTCAAAGTTTAAAAAGTAATAAAACCCATAGTAGAGAGTACACATTGCATCCTAAATTTCTTCCCATGAAATTTCAGCAATCGTTATCAGATAAACTCATAGTATGGGACGTAGAGTTTCAAAAAATGGAGGACATAGAATTGGAAACAATACTATCATATACTCCATTGGAGAAAATATCCTAGTAAAATAGGAAAAGGCTCGAAAGAGCAAGGGAGAGAAGAATGTTAGAGTTCTTTCAATGGATATCAGCATGGATTGCTGTAATCCCAACAATCGTGTTGATTGCTTCATTTATTTCTGCAATCACACCAACTCCAATCGATGATGGTTGGATGAAAAAAGTCTACAAAGTTCTAGACTGGTGCGCACTTAATGTGGGTAAAGCAAAGGACAAGTAGATGGCAGAAGGTGTAGATAGTAGAAATGAGGTCGAAATAGACTTAGATAGATATATGGCACTAATCGAAAAACTCGATTCAGCCGAAGATACAATCAAGGAAATGCAGGCCGAAGCAGCAGATGCCAAGAAAAGATTGGCTCCGCCTAAGAGAAAATTTATAGATTTGTTTTTAGATGACAATGATGTAAATGAGAAATCAATCATTGGATTTATTTCTTTCTTTCTAATGACAGTATTCGGAATATGTGATTTAGTTACAGCGTTCTGGGGACAAGATTTAGTAATCTCTGATACAATCTACACCTCATTCGTAGTTGTAACCCTCGGAGCATTTGGTATCAGTGAGGCTGGCAAAGCCTTTGGTGGCAAATAAAAATAGTTCTTGACATTTGGTTAATTTTTCTGTATAATATATTATATATGAAAAATGACAAAAAGCAAAAACAACCCAAAACGATTACTTCTCTCCGCAAGGACAGGAGTAGTCGTTTTTCTTTTTGTGAATACTGTCCTGGCGTATCTAAAAAAGAATGTACAGGATATAAATGTTGGATTAGATAATGAACTTATTTTACTTAGATGAAGATTTAGACAAGTGCGCGGAATATCATGTCGATAAACATATCGTCAAGATGCCGCTGGAGGCAGCTCAATTGCTGTGCACGGCTGTTTGGATTGACCATCTACTAGGATTTGTTCCTCGTGCGCTAAATGCAGAAGAAAGAGAAGTCTTAAACACTGCTAAAGCAGATATCAAACATTTACCGATGGAGGAAAGACCTTTGACTCCGTATCTGCCAATGATGTACAATCATCCTTGCACGATATGGACTAGGTCTAGCCTCGATAATTTTGAGTGGGTTCATTGTTACGCAAATGCCTTAAATGACGAGTACAACTATCGTTATGGCAAATTACACAAGTCAGTGATTGAAGTAGTCAATAAACTGCCAGAACCTAAGAATATGCCCCGCAAGGGACTCACTCCTTTTGGCATGGCTATGCCAGATGAACTAAAAGATGAAAATGATGTCATTGGTTCATATCGTTTGTATTACCATACAGACAAAGCAACATTCGCCACGTGGTCTCATCGTTCTCAACCTGATTGGTGGGACGAAGGACTCGCTTGGACAGATAGGAGAATAACAGCAAAGTAATGGATTATATAATAGGAATTATATTTACTATACTCGCAGGTATTTTTGCTTGGGAATCTAGTATGTTAGTCCATGAACAAAAACAAAGAAGATTTAACAAATCTGATGTTAAGTATACAGATAAGGATAACACATGAAAATAACAATTTATAGCAAACCAAACTGTCCATATTGCACTATGGCAAAGAACTTAGCAGAAATGAAAGGTGCTGAAGTAAGATACCTTATGCTCGGAGAGGACTTCGATGCAAAGGCATTTATGGCTGAATTTCCTACTGCTAGAACTTTTCCACAGATAATAGTAAATGGTACAAAAATAGGTGGATACACTGAATTGGAGAAAGTATTTAGTGAGTAAATTTAAGTTTAAAGAAGATGAAATAATGAATATGGTTAGTAATCATATTATAAAAACATATGATGCTCACTACTCCATGAATAAAATTCAATCCACTGAATTTATTGTAGATGCAGGGCATGGAGAAGGTTTCTGTATTGGAAACATTATTAAGTATGCTCAAAGATATGGTAAGAAAAACGGAAAAAATAGAGACGATTTATTGAAAATAATTCACTATGCAATTATATTATTAGGGAGTGAAGATGGCAATAAAGAGTAAATCACATGAAAAACTAACAGATACTAACATACAGCATGTAGTATCACTACTAGAGGCGGATAATCCAATCACGAAAAAGGAAGCCTGTGGAATTTTGAATATTAGGTATAACACGACCAGACTTCAAAAAATCATAGATGACTGGCGTGATACAATGGAGTTTCGTGAAAGACGACGCACCATGAACAAAGGTAAACCTGCGAGTGAGGACGAAATTAAAACAGTCGCTCAAATGTATATCGAAGGATTCAATGTTTCTAGTATTGCTCAATCTATATATCGTTCACCATCATTTGTGAAAAATATTATAGAAAGAGTAGGTATTCCAATGAAACTAGCTGCAACTGATTATGAGGGTATTCGTAAAGCAATGCTCCCTGAGCAGTGTGTAGCAGAAAGTTTTGACAAGGGAGAAATTGTATGGGCAATTCGTAAGAATTATCCTGCAAAAATAGTAAAAGAACAGACAAACATAGACTATGAAAATAGATATGGTTGCAAATGTTATCTGATATATACAATAGAGTGCACAGATTTAAGTGACACATTTTTTCCGCATTTAGAATATGCTGGAAGATATTCCGTTCAGCTCGCTTATGACTTGGGAAGTCTAAGACATTTGGAGCAGTATGGCGTTAAATTTATTTGAAGTATTTGTAGCATTTTATATCGGAGGAGTAATAACAGCAATGGCAGTAATTTACTATCCGAGTTATAAGATAATAAAAGAACT